GGTCGCCTCATAAGTCAGCTTAATGCTGGTAATTTGTGCGCTGGCTACCAGATTCAACTCCGGCACCTGCACCGGAAGACGGTCCCCCAGGTCAAAATCTTCGCCATAGTGCAGGACAAGATCTACGGCTGTAGCCTTGATCGTCTGCTCAATGTAGTGGTTGAGAAGGGCCGCTGTAGCGTAGTTGGTCAGTGCTGTTTTGTACTCCTCATCGGTATAAACAGCTTCGGTAGTGGAGCCGTCCGCAAGCTGCACAGTGTGGCGATGGGTTACGCTGGAGCCATCCACCCATAGCTCGTGGCGATCCGCTCCCTGGGCGGCAGTATCTCCCACCTCGATCCACAGCTGCTGCCATGTATCATTTTCAGTTGGGGCTTCTCCTCCACAAATTGCCACGTTGGCGTAGTCGCTGGCGTCCAGTGTTTGTGAAACGTTGGTCAAGTTGCGCAACTTGGTGTCAAAGCCTCCACGATACCACTCACTTCCTTGGACACTGCGATCCTTCCCTTGCAGAAGTTCCAGCTGCTCTACCCCTGTCAGTTCATCAAATCGTACCCGCACGCCAAAGCCTCCCGCTTTGGCCAGTTGTACAATGGCCGCACAACAGTCGATCCACTCTACGGTCTCCTGGCAGGGAGCGGTAAAGCTGGCGCTTTCCGGCACCGTTACGGGCAACCCTCGCAGATTGGTGCGGCACAGTTCCAGCAGGCCAGCTGCGGCGTCTGTGATGATACGGCTGCCCTTTGCCACCCGCTGTTTGAATCGGCGTAGACTAAACTGTCCAAGCACTGTAATAGTGGATTTGGAAGTGTCGGCATTTACGTATACGATGATGGCAGCAAGATCAGGCGTGTCTGGATTGTACAGTGTTTCCCATTTCTGTAGCAACTGCCGGTTTTTTGTGGTCAGTGAGCAAACCATCTTGACTTCGCCTACATCTTCCCACTCAGGCATCCACTGCAGGCTGATAACGTTGCCCACCAGACCCACACGCTGCGCTCCGTGGTACACATATACTTTCACGGCATCCTCAGACATTGCTCGCCACCCCCTTAGGAGCTGTGATGGTTACGGTCAAATTCTCGCGCCCTTCTTCAGCCGTAAGCCGCAGCACGTTGTCGCCGGGAGCCAGCGTCATCCACCAGTCGGTGTTGTAGTCCATCCAGCGGAATCCGTCCTGCTCGCTGCCGTCTGCGCCATAATAGGTGCAGCCAAGCTTGTCTTCCTCAGTGGAGATTACCGCCCGTTCGCCGGGCAGCATTTCCTTATTGAGCCGGATAAAGGTACGGGTGCTGTTGTGCCACAGCATAGGGTTAAGCACCCGCGCCGAGGCACGTAAATCCAGGGTAAAGGTGGTCTCCTGGTTGCCGGTATTGACCACCGTCGTGTACAGACTTTGCCGGTACTGGCTGATGTACCAGGACCCCGCCGTGGAGATCGGTGTTGGGAACCAGGTGGAGTCCAGGCCACCCAGCATGGTAGTGACAGTTTCTTCAGTTCTCCAGTATGGGTAGGGAAATTTGAGTTTAAATTGAAAGTGCAGTAGCCCCGGCTCGCCGTCCACTTCGGGTAATCGCTGGGCTTCTCCGTCCAGATACCATCGTTCCGCACCGAGGATCTTTGTCCAGCGCAGCGGTGCGCCCGCCTGGATAAGCCGCTTGAGCAGCCGCTCACTGGCGTCATAGTCGCCTACGATGTCGCCGGTAACAGTCACGCTCCGGCTACCGACCGAACGACCATTGATGGTCTTGCCGATCTGCCCGGCGGACTGGCTCTCGCTGATAGACACGTCCAGCCCATCTTCTCCGGAGATGGATGTCACCCAAAACCAGGAAGTCGGGGCAAAGTGGATACTCTGCCTGGTATCCAGGTTTGTGCAGATATATTCGGGGATTGTCTGCATGGGTCCTCCTTACGGGATCTTCCACGGTAAGCGTTCGGCCATGGCTTCGGTCTCATCCGTAAGTTCGGCTTCGCTCAGGCTGTCGTGGGTGTTAAAGGTGTTGTTCATATTGATAATTGTCTGCGCCATCGGCATAGGTGCGGCACTTCCGGCTGCCACACCGACCGGCACCGCCAAGCGGCTCTGGTTGGCGGCCACCATAGCACGCATGGTGGCGACAATTTGGGTTGGTACCAGACTGCCGTTGGCAAAAGCCTGTTGCACCTTGTCCATTGCGGCTTTGGCTTTTTCGATGACAAGGTCCGTCCCTTTTTCCTCACCACGCGCCCAGCCCTTCATTAGATTCAGACCAATAAAGTCTTCCGTCACGCGAGAAGGAGAGTGGATTTCGGCTTCAGCAGCCGCGGCGGCTATGGCTTCACGAACCGTTTCCACCATGGCATTGACAACGCCAGATCGACCAGCGACAATACCCGCCGTAATGCCGTTATCCATCTGCAGGCCAATTTCACGGCCCCCGGTGTTCGCCTGGGTTTTGGCGGCGGTCTGGGCATCGCTGACCATTTTGACGGTGGCATCCTTCAGCGCGGTGTTGTTGGCGACTCCTTCGGCCATTGTGGTAACCATTTCGCTAGAGCGTCACGGTCTCGTCGCAGCACAGCATATCAGCCGCACCCCCTGTACCGCAGCGGGTGTGTCCGGGGCAGGTACAGATCCGCTGCGGCCTGCAACTCCGCCTGCTCCTGCTCCACCAGATCGGCAGCGGTCCCTGCGTAGCTCTCGCTGTAGCCGTCGTTGGTGGCGCTGGCAAGCCCCGGCGTGCGCTCGGCAGCGGCGGTCTGGTAGCGCCCCGCCACCTCAGCCATGGCGCAGGCTGCCATGCGCACAGCATCATCCACCGGCGCGCCGCGCTGCAGACGGCCCAGCGTCAGGCGGTCCAGCCAGGCATCGGCCTCCCGCGCTGCGGCGGGCCACTGCTCCTCGCTCAGCGCCGTTCCATGGTAGGTGCCCTGATAGTAGGCGTAATCGGCATACATACATGCCTCCTTAGCCTGCGGCCACTTCGATACGCTTGATGTACAGCGTCTGCGGCTTGGACACCTTCACGCCGTACACCTTGCGGCCCTGCACCGCAGAAGCGCCGATGAATTTACCGGAGCCGCTCAGATCCTGCAGGTGGGGTTCTACCTGCCACTCCTGCACACGGTGGCACCAGTTGGGATGCCCGGCGATGAACTCGGTGGTGGTCTTTTTGGTTGCCACGCGGGTGGTGGATTCATAATCCAGATTCGAGCTTTCAAAGACCAGGAAGCCCGCGATCTTGCCCACGACGCCTTCCTGTACCAGTTCCTGCGCCAAGTCGCCCTGCTTGACGAAGTTGGGGTCCTGCATCAGCACTTCCAGATATTCGGGGCTGACGATCATCCAGCGCTGGCCATCGTTGGGCACGCCCACGCGGGAGAGCGTACGTTTGGCCGCCAGCGCTTCCTTGTAGGCATTGGAGGCGGTGCAGGCGGTCTTGCTGGTGGAAACATTGGCAAGCGTACCCTTCGCCACGCTGCCCTCGCCGGTACCGGCGGCTTCCAGCGCGTTGAGAGACTTCTTGTCCATGGAAAGTCCCAGGGAGTAGGCCGCGCTGTCCAGCCGCTCCGCCACGATGCCGTCGGGCACGCTTTCGGCGTCAAAGCCGTCGATCAGTTCATTCACGGCCTCATCCTGGTCGATGTCCAGATCCAGGTAGGTGGTGGTACCGGCGGCAGGGTCGATGCCTTTCGCTTTGTCGTAAGCTTTGACCTCCACCTCGGTGTCACGCACCGGGATCTTGACCTTTCCGGCCTTGGGGTCGCCTTCATAGCGGTTGTTGAAGATGTAGTTGTCGCGGGTCACAAGGTTGGCGCGCAGCTTGGCGTCCACCATCTTGCCATAGCGATCCTGATTTGCATGTGCCATAGGTCTTTCCTCCTTAGAACTTCAGTTTGGGGTTGAGCGCGGCGAAAGCGGCTTCTACACCGTCGGCTGGCTTGTCGGCGCGGCTGACCGCCCCGCTGCCGGTCCCGGCCGCGTAGGGCGGCGGGGTCTCGGCGGACTCAAACAGATACCCACTGTCCTTCTGCAGCGCGGCCAGGGCGGCGTCGATGTCCTTGTCCTGGTCTTTGCTGCCGCGCAGGGTGTCCACATCCAGCAGCGCCTTGATGGCCTTGGCGTTGCGACCGCGCACCTTGCTGATCGCGCCGTCCAGCTTGGCGTCGAACTGCACGGCGGCCACGCGGGCGTCGGCGTCCTTCTGCGCCTGCTCCGCCTTGGCCTGCCAGTCGGCCGCAGACTGACGGATCGCGTCGATGTCCATCTCCTTGTACCCGGCGATGGTCTTGTTGGCCTCGGCCAGCTGGGTCTCGGCGGCCTTCTTGGCCTCGTTCGCGGCATTAAAATCGGCCTTGGCCACAAAGCCCTTGCCGATCTCCGCGCTGATCTTCTTGTCGATATCCTCGGTCCAGTTGTCGCCGAGGATGTTCTTCAGCCATTCGAGCATAAGCTCCTCCTTATGGTTTGGGGTTGGTACGGGCAGCTTTCCTTTTTCTCCGGCCAGTCCCGGTATTGCTGCGCCCCGGTTCATCCCCCGGGGCAGGGGTATGACAAAAGCCCCTTGCGGGGCCCTGTTTACGGTTCTTGAGTTTGTCCCGCGCGCGGTTGCGGTGCGGGTGCGGCTTGCATCGGGGCGCGGCGCACGCCCTGCCCCTGGCAGGCTGTACCTTCAGCCGCACATGGCCCCGCCCTTCCTGCGGGTAATAGGTGCTGTATTCTTCGATCACGGTAAGCATGCGTCCTCCTAAATTTGAGCACGAAAAAAGCACCCCTAAAACGGGGTGCAAATGGTGTTTAAAAAGCGTTCACATATCCTTTCTTCGGAAGTCGTAGTGAACATCGGGATCATATTCGCCGCAGGTCTTTTTGACCCTGGCTTCAAATTCTTCCTGTGCGCGTCGGTTAAAAGCCGCACAGGCTTCATCATCATTCCGCAGAGAAGGATCGGATTGCAGCGCCTGCATCATTTCTTTGGCTGTCGGCAATGCCATGTATTCACTCTTGGTCATGTAGCAGCTCCCGAATGTAGTCATAAAGGTCAGGATCGTGCGCTTTCAGATTCTCCGGGTCGGCGTAAAACTCACGGTATCCCTCTGCAAAGTATTCCTTCATGCTGGAAAGGTTGATCGTGTGTCCGTCGTAGATCCCGGCGCTTTCATACATGCGTCCCTGGTATTCAGAAACAAACTTGTCACTGAGCATCCGCCAGATCGGTTCTGTGAAAGTATCTTCATCATACACGATTTTACTGGCGTCTGCAAGGTCAATGCCGCTTTCACGAATTGCGACAAACGTGGAATCTTTTTCCAATTTCAGCGCGTATTCCAGCGCATGACCGTATTCGTGGATAACATCTCCCGGATTGCGTCCCGTAGACAAAACAATCTCTTTGGTTTTGGGGTCGTAATGGCTTCCCGCGTCATCTTCTTCTACCCGCAAGGAGCGGATCTGTCGCTCGGCCGCTTCCCGCTGGGCCTGCGGCAAAACAGACAATTCCTTTTCTATGCTGTTGCGCTGTTCAGGCGTCACATTGTCCGCATAGTTGAGTTTTTGCAGTTGGCGGGTCTGCGCGTCCTTACGGTACGTCCACACGGCCTTGCTGGCCTGGCTTCGGCCAAAACCCGCCGTGTACAGCCGCTCAGTGCGGGTGCGCCGCCCGGTGGCGCTGCAGAACCTGCTGTACTCGCTCTGCAGCACCCGCAGCCGGATCTGGTGTTTCTGCAGGTCATCGCTGCCGCTCTCTTCATCGGCCAGAACCTGCCGCCGCATCTGGCGGATGGCATTTTCAATGGCCGCCTGTTCCTGCCCGGCCCCATACAGCGTATAGTGCTTGCCGTTATAGGTCACGCCCTTCTCATTGTCGGCGGCCATCTGCGCCAGTTCCGCTTCGCTGTACACCGGCTTGTCCACGCCGATCAGCACGGGGTCCGCAACGTGGCGGCAGTTCAGCCGCCCGATGGGCCGCTGCAAACTGGCGTTCAGCTGTTCAAATTCGGCATCGGTGTACTGCCGCCCCTGGATGGGCTCATGGTCGGGGGCGCAGGCGGCGTGGGCACTGATTTCCCATCCGTCGCAACCCAACCGGTCATGGTTCTGCTGCTGGATCGCGTTGTCCAGCTGCCCCATCTGGTCCATCAGATAGCGGCGGCAGGCACACTCAATGCCCACGCTGCGCCCATTCTTTTGCTCAATGGTGCGCAGGCCGCGCTTGGCCAGCGGTCCCACCGCGCGGCGGATGGCTGTGTTCAGGTCCAGCGCACCGGTGGCTGTCTGACGGAAAGCAAAATCCAGTGCCTTGGCGTAAGCATCCTGAATGGGCACCGTTTTGCCGTCCGGGGCCGTCGCCCACAGATTTTTCAGCTGTTCGGCCGTGCGGGTCTTCATAACCTCAGCGTATCCTTCGGACAACTGCTGCAGGTATTCACTGTCTTCAAACCGGGCCGAGTTGTCCACAACATAGTCCAGCAGGGAGTCTATGACTTCCTCACTGATCTCCAGCTGACGGGCGATGGCTTCGGCCATGGCCTCCTTGCTTTCGCCCAGCGCCTGGACACGGTAGATTTCATACTCGGCGGTATCGGTGATGGCACCCGCTTTTTTAATACGTCGGCTGATATCCTTCAGCAAATCTTCAATGATTGGCTCTGTCAGCGCCAGCGCCGCATCGTTCAGTCCGTCCCGCTGTTCCTGGGTCATAGGGCGTCACCTATCTTTCCAGATCGGCCAACTCGGGCATATATTTCTGCCGGATGGCTTCCAGATCGGCCTCCGTCTCACTGGGCAGGTCAAACTTCCAAGCTAGTGCCAGTTCGGGCTTCAGCAGGCCCATCTGGACCATTTCCTTGCGGTCGGTCCACTCCTTGTCGGCGTCGTACAACACACCGTTGCCCCAGGTCACGGTCAGGGTGTCGGGGTCCCACGGCGTGGCGTCGCACAGGCGGTACGCCTGCCCGATCTGGTCAGCCAGGCGCAGGGCGTCCTGCAGGCTGTCGTACCACAACCGCTGGAAGTCGATGATGGAGAGCGAGTAGTCCCCGGCGCTGGAGGTGATCTCTGTCGCCGTTTTCTCGGTAGCCTCGGCATCACTGAGGATTCCGCGCTTGATTCCCAGCAGGTTCTCGATGGCTTTCAGGTACGCCTGGCGGCGGCGCTCATAATTCTCATCCCGCAGCGCCGGGGCAAAAGCTGTGAGTCCCACGTTGCTTGCGTTATCGTCCACTCCGACGAACAGGTCGTCCTTCAGCTGTTTGCGCCCCGTCTTGCCCGGAATCGGTGTGGACAACAGATCGGCACTGGCTACGATCCGCATCCGTCCCAGCTCGAACTCCCGTCCCAGCTGGTACTCGTTGCGGTCGACGTTATGGATCAGGCCCATGGCCGGTTCGTACACCGACACCCCGTCGGGACTTCCGTCTACTGTGTTGGCGGAAGGCATACGGATATGGACCAGCCCCACGCCGTCGATGGGCGTGGCATAAGTATATTCCGGGGCCAGGGCTGCATACTGCGGCAGGCTGTCCAGCGGCACCGGGCTTCCCAGCCGGTCACCGCTGTCAGATTCATACAGCCGATTTTGGATAGTCAACCGTCCATCCATACCCGCCATGCGCCGTTCCACCAGCGTAAAGTAACGCCGTTCAGCTGCCACGCATTTTTCACAGGTGGCAAGGTCGGTTACACTGCCGTCCGACGCTCGCCCCAGCACCAGCACATGGTCACGGCGAATCGGCAGCCACTGCAGGCCGCCGTTCGCGGAAGGCACCGGCTTGATCCATACCTCGCCGCCCACCATACCCCACTGCATAGCCAGGCTGCGCTGGGCATCGTAGGCTCGGCGCACGCCGTCCATCCATTGGAGCTTGGGGGTGCCTGTTTCTTGCAAGCCGCTGTCATATTCGGCAAAAATAGCCTTGCATAATTTGTTGACAATGGCATAGGGAAGCCGCTGGCAGGGGTCAACGCCCAGTTCCCCGTCCGGTTCCCGTGCAAACCAGGCTGTGAACCATCCGGTGATGGCCTCCAGCATGGCTTGGCTGGTACAACCCCGCACATGCAGCGCCGCTTCAATATCGTCATACCCGCGGCTGTTCAGCGCGCGCAGCATCGCTCCCATGGGCGTTTTCCTCCTTTCCTGGCACTTTCACCCACAGCCAACGCCAGCAGCGCGGCCACAGGCAGTAGGGTTCCGGTCCGCGCCATTGACAGCGGTCGCAGGGCGGTTCACGTTTTGTTTTCATAGTTGTTCATCACAGTCATGGCGGGCAGGTGCCGCACAGTGTATTCCAGCCCGGCGGCGTAGTGCTGCACTTCCCTCAGCTCCGCCCGGGCGTCTTCCAGTTCCCTACGCAGCCGCTCGTTCTCTTCCAGCAGCGTCTCCCTTGCGTAGGCGGGCAGATACTTCTCTACGAGCCATTTCCGCAGTCGATTCATCAGATCCCTCTCCTTGTCCACAGCCGGTTGGTTGCGTAGCGCACGGCGTCAATGTGGTGGTTGTCTGCATCCACATACGCCGGCAGAACCTCGCCGTCCCGGCTTATTTCGTATTCATATTCGCCAAACTCCTTGGCCGTGTCGGGGCACCGCCTCGGATCAATGACGATGGCCGTCAACCCCTGCAGCCACTTCATGCTTTCGGTCACACTGCCAGGCCCTTTGACGGCTTCCCGGCAGCGGATACCCGCATCCCGGTAGTCGCCGCAGCTCTTGGGCTCGGCACTGTCGGCGGTCACGGTCTCCCACCCCTCAATGCGCTGCATCACCAGTTTGGCCGTTTCCTTATTGTTGGTCTTCAGGCGGGTTAATTCATCAAAGATATACAGCGTCCGGGCATGGGCGTCATAGGCACAGCGGTTAAACGCCCAGGGGTCCGGGTACCAGCCCCAGTCCACGCCGTTCAGGGCATCCCCCAGGCTGCGGATACGCTTGGCACTCATTTCCTCCAGGCGAATATTGTCGAATACCTGGGTGCCGTTTCCCACTGCTTCGCCCAGGTACTCATGGCGGTACTTGGTGGGCTTTGTCTCTTTGATGTATTCAGCCTGGGCCAAAAATTTCGGCCCCAGCCATTCAGGCGGGGCCTCCAGGTAGCTGCTGTGATGTACCCGCTTTCCGGGTCGCTGGGCCAGAGCGTACTTGTTGGCCCAGTTTCTGGCGGCGGACGGTGGGTTGAAACTGATGAAGGTCAGACCGAACTCACCGCCACGCAGCGCGGACTGCTGAACATTGCGCACCGCGTCCTCACCGCCCTTGATCTGGTCGGCTTCCTCGAACCACAGCACGCCGATGTAACCGAAAGGCAGCTTGATGGACTTGATCTTCTGGGTATCATCCAGACCGCGAAACAAAATACGCTGCCCAGTGGGCAGATAGGTGCACTGCAGCGGGCTTTGGGTGCAGCGGAATTTCGCAGTCAGGCCCAGCTTGTCGATTGCCCACAGGATCTGCGCGTACACGCTGTCCCGCAGCGTGTCGGCCACCTGGCGGCAAACCAGAGCATGGCAATCCGGGTGGCGGATCAGCTGCAGGATCACTTCCACGCTGACGTAGGAACTCTTCAGACTGGCGCGGCCGCCTTTTTCGACAGCTTCATCGATGAGTCCCTGGTTGATCTGCCGGTGTGTTTCATAAAAGGCCGGGCCGATCACATCCCGCAGCCGGATCGTTTTCTTAGAGGTCGTCAATGATCTGCACCCCTTCTCCAGATGCCTGATTGTCTTTCGCCATCTCATTCCACAGACGGATGGCGTCCGTGTCTCCTGCGCGGCATTTCTTCAGCAACGCCGCATGAATTTCCGCTGCTTCGTCCACACTGTATTTCTGGATCAGGCGCGCCAGCAGTTGCATGTAATCCCGCTTTGCAGTTTTCGGAAAGGCCTTTTGCAGCATTTGCAAGTCTTGCAAAATATTAAAATTTTTCTGTTCCTCTGCCTGCTGGATTCCTGCCAGTAGGCCAGCGGCGCTCTCGGTTTTGTTCCTCATCGGTCTATGCTCCTTTGTGATCACGCTTACGGAGCCGCAAAAACGGCCCTGGAAGCCCCGGACGCCGCAGGCGGCCCCATTTGCCGCCCCCATCGTTTGCAACGTTTTGCAAAGGCTCTAAATCGAAAGTAGAGGGGGCTCCGCCTGTTTCGCGCCGGACACCCCCCGTTTTTTCCGGGCAGGCTTCGCCGTCCGGCCCTTTCAGCCCGGATTCCTGCCCTGTATTTCCACCATCCGCGCTTCGGGGGACGAATCTACCCCGTTTTGCGTTCGGTTTCTTTGAATGTTTTGCAAAGGTCATTCCCGGCTTTTGCAAAAACGGTTCTGTGCTAATGCAAAACACATTATTTTTTCTGGGCGGCTGCTACCAGCCCGGTATGATCCACCGGAGCCACGGCAAAGCAGACACGCCGCTCTCCGTCGCCCATGCGGACCGTGGCCCACGCCCGGCGCTGCCGCCGGTCCATGCGGATCTCATCGGCGGTAAATGCCGACAACGGCCCGTCCAGTACGCTCCACACCCCACCAGGGTAAAACAGTACCCGGCTCGGGCCCAGTATCTCCTGACCTTCCAGTTTCCAGCGTACAACGTCCTGGGTTTCCAGCGCCACCGGTACGTCATGGTCCAGTCCCAGCCAACGGATCACCCCTGGCACGGCCGCCGCAAGGTGGAATACCGTGGCTGTATAGTCTGCGCACACAAACACATAACCGGGTAGCAACAGTCGTTCCTCTTCCTGCCACCGCCCCCGCCGCCGGATCTGTAACCGTTGTTTCGGCGCGCGGACCTGTAAGCCCTTGCGTCGCAACCCTGTGCATACATCCGATTCTTTGCCAGTAGCGACCTGCAGCACATACCAGTTCATTCCTGTGTCTCCTTTACCTGCCGGTCCAGAATCTGGGCCAACTGACGGTACAGGTCCGGGTGCTCCGCGCCCAAGGCCGAGAAGAACTCAGCCTTCATCTCGTCCGCAGCAGCCTGCGCCTCAGTCTTATTCTGAAGGTCAATTCTCTGCTTATACGCCACAGCCTTGGTCATGGCGTTCATTTCCTTCAGCAGCTTGTCCAGCTTGACCTCGGTCCATTCTTCATCCGGCTTGTTGATCACAGCCTGCAGCATCTTCTGTCCTGCAATGCGGTTGATGATCTCCACCGCATCTACTTCCGGCACCTTGGCTGCAGTTTCCATCATGGCACGTATTGTCTCCTGGGCAATGTTCAGAGATTCCAGACTCTGCATCAGATTTCGTGCATAAGTGCCGATTGCAGACTGGCTGATCTCCACGCCCTGCTCCTGCAAGTATTCCTGAATGTCCTTGTAGGTAAAATCCGCTGTAGCTTGCACCATGGCGTCCACGGTTCTGCGCAGTTCCGGCGGCAGGCGGCTGATCTTGCTGCGGCTTCTGTTTTTTCGCCGTCCCATGTTCAGCCCTCCTACATATCAATCAACGGGTCTTTCTTCACACAGCGCTGTACCTGCGTTCCGGCCGGAGTCAGCTTTACTTCCAGATCTTCCAGCTCCATGTCCGAAATACTGGCGGGTCGCTTATCCTCAATGCACCGTACATCCAGATACCCGCTGTCGGCCAGGTAATTGATACTGCTGCACAGCGCCATGCGGTCTATGTTTCCCGCCAGTGCCAGCAGCAGTCCCTTCAGTTTCAGATACTTGTAGTCACAGCCAACCAGCCCCAATGTCCGCATGACTGTCCCGTTGTTAGCGGCCAGTTCACCGGCCTGCACCTTTCGCCGCAGTTCGCGCTCATCCATTTTAGTTGGCTCCTTTCATAATAAATTCCATAAGTCGATCCAATTTGTTCTCCAGTTTCAGCTGGTGGGAAACAAATTCCTCACGACGGATGCAATTTTCCTTGATGTCTTTAATGTCATCACTCATCTGTTTGATTTCGGTTCGCATTTCATTACGAACTTCTCTCACTTCCTTGCGCAGGCTCTCCATATCTTTCTGATGAGCATTGCGCAGGGCGGTCAGGTCGTTCTGGTGGTCCTTGCGGGTGGTATAATTTTCCCGGACTTCTTTGATATCGGCGCTGTTTTCATCCATACGCTTAAAGATTGACCGGCTCAGCAGTGCTCCCGCCACGCCGATCAGCGCCGTCAGCAGCAGCCCGGCCAGCCACCAGGTACCCGCATCAAACTGCATTCCTTCCACCATGTTTCCCCCTAAAAAAGAAATGAGTATCATTGATTTCTGCAATCAATGATACTCACTTCTTGATTCATGGGGAAGAATAAACATTTATTAGTTTTATGTTCCTCCTTTACGGGTCAAACATGCTGATTTGCCCTTCCAATGGAGCTAGGAACAGGCCTTTTCGCTTTTCATACACGATACGCCGGATCGTGACCGGAGTCAGGTGATAGCGTCTGGCCAACTCGGTGGTGTTACTTCCATCAAATTCATCTACAATTTTCTGGTTCCGCCTGATTCTCTCAAAATTATCGGGTTTGGGGATATAGATGGTGTCTGCAGCATAATACTGGATCAGCTTCAAATAGTTATCAAAACCGATCAGGTCGGCCACTTCCCGTTGCTTGTCGGTAAGGTCCTCAACCCGGATGTCCCACTCGCTCATTCCCGCCTCCCGTTTTTTCCTGCGCTGATTTCACATACCCCTTAAGCGTCTCAATCAGTGTGTTGGCCCCACGGTAAGTCACCCAGGCAAATGGAGCAGTGGGGAAAGCCTCCACCCCCCAGCGTTTTCTTGATGATCGCACACAAGCGATCTCCAAGTTGCGCCTTGCTGGGGCTGGCCTCCGCCAGCTGGTACATCAGAACCCAGATTTTCCGCTGCTGGCCCTCGCTGACCCGTCCCGGCACCGCCTTGCGCAGCGGGCGGCCGCCCTTCCGGGGTGGTGGGGTTCCCTGGCGGGCTTCCGGTTCTCCGATCACCCGGCAGGCTTCGGAGTAGGTCAACTCCTTTACGCTGACCTTTCCCGTCATCCCGGCGATCAGGTCATGCAGGGCATCCTGCCGGTCCGCGCCCCGCATCCCCAGCGCCCCGCCGATAGCGTAGATCTTCCGTATTTGGTAGTTGTTGATGTTGCTTGGCATCTTCCTTCACCGCCCTTTCTGCTTCTTGTGTCAGCCCACCATGGTCAAAATATCATTTGCCACTGCGATCTCCGGCACCGTGGCCAGCTGGATCAGCGTAGATGTAATAACACCGGCACAGATAGCAGCAATAACGATGGCTATAACGCTGAACGTCACAACAAACTGGGCTGGCACGGAAGTGTCGCCGTAGTCGTCACGCGCCCAGCCCTTTTTCTGGTAGATTCGCCAGGTCAATACCATGGCGGTGACGCTACCGGCAAGGACCAGCAATGCCAACGCCAGATAGAAAATGTGTACCGCGATCAGGTAGGTGCTGTACCGTGCCACGAACGCTTCCAACTGCGGGATCACATTTTCGGCGCTCCAGTCGATTGCAACGCCCAGCTTATCACAAACGGCGTCCAGCACCGTGATAACGTCCTGCATACGCCCTCCTTATGCCGGCTCCGGCTCGTCGCCCGTCGTGTCATAATAGAACTCATCCCGCTGCCGCACATAGGCGTCGATCTGTTCCAAAAACTCTGCGGGCTGGCGGCTCAGTGCTGCCCGGTCCAGCGTCTCGGTCGTTCGGACGAACTCGGTGCGCCCCAGTGCTTTCAGCGTGGCGATGGCCTCCGCCGTCTTGGCCGGGGGCAATACCAGCCTGCTGCTCATGCGGTAGCCCACCGTGCCGAAGTTTAGTGTCCGGCTCTTGCCGGTCAGCTCCGCCCGATGGGCGTCCACGTAGGCTTCCACGTCGGCACCCAGCTTTTTCAGGCGGTTCTGTAAGGGCTCCGCCATTTTTCTGTATTCCTCTTTTACCCCGTCGATCCGACGGTCCCGGCCCACGCCCAGTTCCGTCAGGGCGTGTTCACATTCGCGGATATCCCGAAGCGCCCCGTCTACTGCAGCCCAGTCAGGAAGCACCGGCGCAGCGGTTACTTTTCTTCTTGCCATTTACTTATCCTCCATTTCGGCTTTGATGGTCCCCGCTATGTCACGGGCCAGGCCCACCGCTGAGAGCGGCATATCCTCCCGGATAGCCTTCTCCAGTACCAGAATCGCGGCGTACCCCATGATCATCTCCCCGCCATCGCAGGGCATAAACAGATCCGCCATGCGCGCCGCCAACTGGGCAACCTTCTGTTGCACCGCATTATTCGGTTTTTCGTTTTCCATAATGTGTCTCCTATTACAACCATTCTGTACTGTCTATCAGTTGGATACTTTGGTTATTTGCTTCAAAATGCTTTACCAGTGCGTTCCAACTGGTCCAATGTGATGAATATTGAATGATCCGGGCTTCCCGCATCTCTTTGAATTTGCGTTGTACACTTTGAGGAGCCTTATTGTATGCGGCGATCTCTTTACGGCTCATGAGGGGAACAGCTTTTTGCGAAATGAAACGCCTTCGAACCTCACAATCCTCGAGTAGCCATTTTCCTTTGAATTCTCCGTTGACAAACACTTGAATAGCATTATGAAACATATCTTTGACCGGCACTCTCTGCAGCGTTACTGTATAACCGTCCGCGATTAGCTTCACACTGCCAAGCGGGAGCGAAAGTCTTTCTTTGGCCTTCTCCCAGTCCTTTCTGTCCACAAAATTTCCCTCCTTCCTGCAAAAATCCTCCCTCTGCATCATTCCGGGCTTGGGACCGGCGGGGCATCACCCCGGCTGCATTAAGGATGGGGGCTTTACGCCCCCTGACGGCGCTCCGGCACGGCCTGCCGGTCTTTGCGCCGCCGCTTTTTGGCCGGCCGCCTGCGCGGCGGCCGGGAAAATTCCATCACGCCCAGGGCGTCGGTGTAGCCCTCATCATACCCGCGCCAGTAATCGGCGCTTTCCGGGGCGTCCTCCGGCTCCACGCCGCCTGCGGCCTCCTGTGCCAGCCGCTGCAGACCGTCCCGGCTCCGCCCCAGGCAGTACCCGGCATACAGGAGCAGCAGCACCATCGGCAGCAGCAGGATTTCCCCACCGTAAGTGCCGCTGCGGCCCATGGCGGTCTGTGCCCCCGCAGTCCCCAGCGCCCCGGCCAGCAAGCCCCCGCCAAAAATAGCGGCAAATTTCATTTTGCTCATGTTCATATCCTCCTCACACTGCGCCAAGATCCAGGTTCCTCGCGGCCAGCTTCAGCCCGGCCACACTGGTATCTTCATTTTCAATGGCACTCTCGTAGATGCTCTGCGCACTGCGGATACCGTAAACACTCCGTGCAATGCCCAGCAAAAATTCCAGTTCTTTTTCTCCATCCAATGCCGGGAACAACTTGCGAATGTCCTCCAGCGTAATCTTGCGAGCCACGTATTTCCTCTGCATCCGTACACGGGTGAACGTCTGTGCGAACTCCGCCTGCGCCTTACCTTTGATACGGTCATACACTTGGCTGTTGCCGATCAGGCATACACCGTTGCCAGGCGTTCCCGTCACAATATCCGGGTCACTCAAAGAGCGTAACTCTTCAATGCCGGGCAGCTTTAAGTGTTGGGCTTCATCAACAACGACGACCTTGTTCGTCCCGGAGAGCCGTTCCCGCACTTCCTCCATAAGGTCCATGCGATTGTGTTTCCCCGTGATTTTCAGCGCCTTCGCAAGAGCCCGGCAAACGCCGTTCAGACCGGCAGTGCTGGGCGTTATGGTGATGTACACCGTGCTTGCCGGGTTCTCTCGGATAAATTTTTCCGCACCTTTGGTTTTGCCTACGCCCGCATCTCCGTGCAGCACTGTCACGCAGCGGTGCAGCTGACAGTAGCGGATGCTCTGGTACACGTTTTCGGAAATGTAGGTCGGCACATAGTCCCCGGCCGGGCGGTAGGGTGCGGCCTTCTCGGTGGCTTCCTCCTCGGCTTCCTGCACCCGGAAAAATTCTTCCAGAGCCTTTTCCACTTTATCCACGTCGCCGCTGTAGGCACTCTTCAGCCAGCGGGAAAGCGTGCTGCTGTTGTTCCAACCCAGTCGGCGTGTCAGTTCCGCCTGGCTCACGCCGCCGTTGATGTAAGCCCGCACCCGGTCCTGTAATGCGGTGTTATAGGTCTTCTCCATCGTAGTCGTCTCCTTCCATCCACTTCATGTAATTTCGGTTCATTCGTTCTATATCTAGGTCCTCCGGGTCGCCTACCGCCATTGCCAACGGCGGGGCCTGTTCGGTCTCCCGGTCGTACATGATCTGGATCTCTTTCACATTCTTTTTGGCCGTGGGGCTTGCGGCGTTTCGTTCAGCAATATTCAGTGCGTAGGCCACGGGGTCCAAGTCCACCCCGGCAGCAACCAGCGCCGCCGCTTCCTGTCTCACGGCACGCTCTACACGGCGCTGCAGCTTCAGCAGTTCCTTCAGCTTTTCCGGGTCCTCCCCGTAGTTGGCTTCCAGCGGGCTGCGCCCAACCGTCATCAGGTAGGCATCTGTTTCGGCATTGTACATCCGCACACTGCTCAGGTCGGCCGGGTCGTAGCGAATATAGACTTTCTGGCCCATGTATTTCCGGATTTCCTCGCACCAGAACTTCATCGGCACACCGTTGATCACAGTCTCGATCCCGGCGCGGTTCACCTTCAGCGGGCGGGTACTGCGCATCAGCATCAGCCGCAGCACTGCCGGGTCGGCCGGGATCTTTTCCCGCACGGTGTACTCATTGTATACGTCGATCAGCCGCTTTCCCCGGTCTTTTACCACCGGGCCGTCGTATTTCCGGTAGTTCAGGTCGTATTGGATCAGCTTATTCAAAAACTCCCGTGCCTCGGCGTCCGTGGGTACCTTCCGGCCTGATTTCAGGATTTCCTTCAGCTGTTCCGGCTTCTCCTGTGGTGACCCACCGGTAAAAGTGGGGAACAGCCGCATGATTCTGTCTTTCAGCGCCAGGAACGACCATTCCACGATTTTGGCGCGGGAGTTTTTGGGGATCGCATTCACCATCTCCACTTCCATCCGCTGCATGATCGTCAGCGGCTGGAACGGCTTTTCGCCGTTTGCCAGCACCGCCTTGGCGCGGTGGCCGCGCCCGCCAAAATCGAAGGTTAGGAACTCACGTCCGTTGTCTGTGTACAAATTGTTCAGCGGCATGGTCCCCTGGCGTACACAGCCGTCCCGCAGCGCATTTACGCTGTTTTGACTCTTACTCCCGTCGCTGATGCTCCAGCCCACAAAAATGCCGCTGCGCACATCCACCCATGCTGAAAGATACATCCGGTGCAGTTGCCCTGTCTCAGCCCTGGTTACGATGTCCATGGTGTAGGTGTCGCCCACCCAGATCTGATTGCTCACCACGTTGCCATAACGCCGGTTTATGTACGGGCTGTATTCCTCCCACCATTTGCGTCTTCCTTCTCGTCTGAAGCACAGCGCCTCCGGCGATATCTCGTTGCGGATCTTCCGCTGGAACGTCGCCACCGATGGTAGCGGAAGAACTTCCGGTCTTTGTTCCATGGCCCATTCCGCAGTCAGTTCCATGCAGCGTTCCACGCCAGGACCTTGCTGCCGCAGGTAGAACGCGCAGAACACCTCCCACGCTTCCGGGTGAATACTGCTCTGCCCTTTGCGGGCTTTGCCACGGTTTTCTACCAGGGCGTCCCAGTTATCGGACCGGACGGCCTGCCATTTTCGGTACAGGGTCGCCTTGCTGATCTGCAGCTCCGGGCACCGGGCCTTCAGGCGCTCCATAAAATCGTCGTCCAGCACGGCAGCTTTGCCCGGCCCTTGCCGGAACTCCCGCCATTCTTCCACAGTCCGCAGCCAGAACGCGATCTGCTCCCGCTCCGCCAGCGTGTATTCATCCAGCTCCCGGCGTTTGATTGCCGTGGCCTTTTGGCCCCTGGCTCTTTTCTGAGCGGCAGCTTCCAGCTGCTCCGTTGTCACGGCCTTCTCGCCCTGCTGGGCATACCAGCGGCGCTGCAGTTCAGCAGGCAAAGCCGAGAGAGGCACTGCGTATTCAGGGCGGTTGAAACTGTTCACACTTTTCTTCACAGACAACTGTCCGGTTTGTGCTTTATACTGAACGGTTCTCAACGGAACCCCCATTATCTCCGCTGTCTGGCGAAGGTTCAACATGGTCTCCAAACAATTCACCTGCCTTTTGACCTGCCATCATCAGTACCGGGCGGCCATTCCCGGCAGACGGCCCCGCAGGGCCGTTTCGGCTGTTGATATATCCAGCATATTTATTTTGCAACATCACGCAAGCGATTTATTCGAAATGCCCATCTGTGCTGTAAGCCCATTGCAGTTCGATCTGTCCATCCGGCATCAGGTACAGGGCCGGGCGGTGTGCCTTGCAGGTCCATCCGCTTTTGATGTTCCGCACCCAAGCGTCTCCGTAGAACCCTTCCACCTCCAGCACCTGGTACTGGCTCCCTGCGTTGGGGTAGGTCTCACCCACCAGCAGCGGATCGCCCAGCTTCTGAACCGGCACCCGGTCATTCTTCGGTATCAATGTCATAACCAAGCGCCTCCATCACATGCAGGATCTCACCGGTATAGCCGATCAGTCCCTCATACCGTAGCCAAATGTCCAGCAGCTCACGGCGGTAATGCCGCTCCAGCGCCTTCTCGATTGTGCCGGGCTCTTCGCCGGTTTCCTCTTTCAGCGCCTCCAGAATCGCTTCCTCCAATATTTTTTCCTCCTTTTTGAACGGACGATTAAACGCCGTTTCAACGGTCTTTATACCTGTCACAAAATCGCTGTCCCATGCGCCGCGCCGCCAATGCTCGGGCCACGCCCACCAGTTCAGAGCGTCCTCCAGTGTGGTGTATCTCGGCCCCATGGCCTCCTGGATCGCGTCGATTATCTTCATGCCGGTTCCCATTGGATGCGGCCATCCTGGTACCGGGTCTCCTTAGTGACCTGGTATCTATCCCAAGGGTGGCAGGTGCGGCCATGGCGGCGGCACCAGGCTTTTTGTCTGCGAACATCGGCTCGGTTCAGTTCATCCCGCTTCTGTATGGCGATGTCTTTGTCGGTATAGCTTTCGACCACGGTGGAGCCTGCACCGCTCCAGGAATCCCGTTTTACCAGGATATACAAGACTTGCATCCAGATTTCTCCTTTCTTGGCCTGCCTCATCAGTACCGGGCGGCCATTCCCGGCAGACCGCCATCGCTGGCGGTTTCGGCTGGTTTGTGGTATGCTGACTCGTAGGGGAGGGGGAACTCCCCATTTCTTTAAGAAGGGAGGTGTCAAAATGACCGATGCTCAGAAACGTGCGATTCTCAAGGAAGTTGCCGACCATCCGAATGGGGGCATATATCACAATATAGACCCAGATGTCTTTCATGATTTGAATGAATTGGCTCCCTATGTGGTAGGCTTCTCACCGCAGCTTCGTGCCTTTTCTTACAAAGGCTTGTCACAGTTGGGTGAATCTTTCTTGAGCCAGTAATCTGCCGGAAAACCGGAGAGTTTGACCTTGTCCAAGGGGAACTCTTCGGTTTTTTCATTGTGCTCGGCATCGTCGTAACAGATGGTCACCTTGTACGGGTCGATTTTGAACCAGCTTATACACTCGCCGATATCTTCACGACCTTCCACCCTCGGAATAGCGAACAATGCTTCGATCCGCACCTCATCGTGGTTCGGTTGGTAGCTCATGTGGTACACCACCTTTCGGGCCTGCCATCATCAGTACCGGGCGGCCATCCCCGGCAGACGGCCCCGCAGGGCCGTTTCGGCAGCTAATTAGGCTGATTCTTGTTGAAATAGCCTGTCTTTGTCCAGATCCGGAAAGAAGCGCTTTTGAATTGTTTGGACTTCCGGCCAATTAAAGGGACTTTTCCCTGACAGCTTATTATTAAAAGCTCGTGGCGTTACGCCTATCGCGACGGAAATCGCAGTCTTTTTAATTCCGCGTTCCTTAATTTTTTCTTCCAAGAATCTATAACACATCTCAGCACCTCCAAAAATACCGAATACGGAACTCTTTATTACAATATAATGCCTTATACGGAATTTGTCAACCCGTTTGTGTGTGTTTTTGTTCCGTATTCGGCATTTTTTTGTTGACGCACTTATGCGAAAACGATATACTAAAATCCATAAAGGGGGAAATGTAAATGGATATCGGAGCACTCATATCGCAAAAAAGGAAACAAGCAGGAATGACGATTGATGAACTGTCGGATAGATCTGGCGTTCCAAAAGGAACTTTGAACAAGATTATCAATGGAATTACTCGTGATCCACAATTGGAAACCGTTAAAGCAATCGCGCGAGCTTTGAGTTGTACACTGGAAGATTTCGACGACTCTCCGAAGCCCCGAGCCATTTCACAAGATGAATACACAATGATTGAGCGATATAGACTGCTCGATCCGGCAGGAAGAGAAATCATTGATATACTTATCGAAAAGGAAGTGGCCCGGTTAAACACCCTGCGCGATTCATTTACCAAATAA